CAAGGACTGACAGTTTGATTAAGTTTAACAATCTAACAATTAAAAACTTTATGAGCGTGGGTAATGTTACCCAAGGCCTCCGCATGAATCAACATGGGTTGACTCTTGTGTTAGGTAACAATCTTGACTTAGGTGGCGATGGTGCTAGAAACGGCGTAGGTAAAACTACAATGGTCAATGCGCTGTCTTATGCTATCTATGGCAATGCACTTACTAACATTCGTAAAGAGAACCTTATCAACAAAACCAACACCAAAGGCATGTTGGTCACAGTTGAGTTTGAAAAGAATGGCGCCAAGTACACAATCGAACGTGGGCGCAAGCCTAACGTGCTACGATTCTTGGTTGACGATCACGAAGTCAACGAATCAGGTACAGACGAAGGTGCTGGTGAGAACCGTGTAACTCAAGAAGCAATTGAAAAAGTTGTTGGCATGAGTGCAGAAATGTTCAAGCACCTTGTTGCACTAAACACTTACACTCAGCCTTTCTTGAGTTTGAAAAGTGGTGAGCAACGTGACATCATTGAAGAACTGCTGGGCATTACTCAATTAAGTGAGAAAGCTGAGATCCTTCGCGAGTTCATTAAGAAAAGCAAGGATGATATCAAGGATGAAGAGTCACGTATTAAGGCCCTGCAAGAAAGCAATGCTCGTGTTCAAACTTCCATTGATGACTTAGAGCGCCGCAGTCGTGTTTGGACTAGCAAGAAAGAAACTGACGTGGCTGCATTTGAAGCGGCTATTACAGAATTAGAAAACACAGACATCGAAGCCGAACTAGAGGCACACCGTGCTGTGGCCCTTTACAAGGATAACGAAAGTCGCCTTAAGTTAGCCAACAAAGAATTAGCCACTCGCCAAAGCAACGTTAAGAAGTTGCAGGATGCACTGGCAGTTGCACAAAAGAGCTTGGAATCTATCAAGGCTCACCAATGTCCATCCTGCGGTCAAGATGTGCATGATGAGAAGCATGACCAAATGGCCGCAGATGCACAAGCCGCAGTAGATTTAACTGTCAATGCGCTTCGTGAAGAACATGGCTATTTGGCTCAAGCTGATATGGCTGTTCGAACTATTGGCAACTTGGGCGATCGTCCACGTACCAAATATCAGGACGTAGCTGATGCGGCTGCTCACAAAAACAACTTAGAAAACATTCGCAAGCAACTTGATGCAAAGGTTCAAGAAGAAGATCCTTATCAAGAACAAATCGAAGCCATGCGTAATACTGCACTAGCTCTGGTCAGCTGGGACGAAATTAACAGAGTAAGTAAGCTACTTGAGCATCAAGAGTTTTTGTTAAAGTTGTTAACAAGCAAGGACTCATTTGTACGAAAGCGAATTATTGAACAGAACTTGGCTTATTTGAATCATAGACTAAGTTACTATTTGGATAAGTTACAACTACCGCACCAAGTTACATTTAAAAGTGATTTGGAAGTAGACATTAGCCAACTAGGACAAAGTTTTGACTTTGATAACCTAAGTCGAGGGGAACGAAATCGTTTAATTCTGGCACTGAGCTGGAGTTTTAGAGATGTGTATGAAAGCTTCACTGAGCCAATGAACTTGATGTTTATTGACGAGCTTGTTGATTCTGGAATGGATAGTGTGGGTATTGAACACTCCATGTCAGTTCTAAAGTCAATGGGCCGTGAAATGAATCGTAACATTTTCTTAATCTCACACAGAGATGAACTAGCAAGCCGTGTTAATAATGTGCTTATGGTAGTTAAGGAAAATGGATTCACTATGCTTGAAGCAGATACGCAAGTCATTGAAAATTAAGGAACATTATGACAAATCATGAAATTTTACTAGAACAGTTTGAAGCATACAAAGCCGAGAACGAAAAATTTGCAGGTAAAGGCGTTAAGGCCGCTGCCGCCCGTGCTCGTAAAGCACTACAGGAAATGTCTAAAGCTATCAAGGAACGCCGTAAAGAGATTACAGCGGAGAAAGAAGCGTTAGCAGCCAAGTAATGTGGTTTTACAACGATCAAGTTGTAGACACATTACCTGATGACTGCGTTGGGTTTGTGTACCTTATAACAAACCTGACTAACAACCGAAAGTATGTGGGGAAGAAGCTATCAAAGTTTTCTAAAACCACATACCGGGTTGTTAAACTAAAGAATGGTACAAAAAAGCGGAAGAAGATCAAAAGTAAGATTGAATCCGACTGGCAAACATATTATGGCTCATCTGTAGAACTTTTGGCAGACTTGGCTCAACTAGGCCCAGATAAATTTAAAAGAGAGATACTGCACTATTGCAATGCAAAAGCTGTATGCTCTTACATAGAAGCAAAAGAACAATTTGATAGAAAAGTACTTGAATCAGCAGACTACTATAACGGCATTATCAACTTAAAAGTACATAAAAATCATATTAAAGATAAACTTTAACTACACGGTTAACTCATCTGTTCAACAGATAAATCCTTATACTTCCTGCGTAAACCGCTAACTCCCCCAGACTCATTTACTACTGATAGGCTTGTGTCGCCGATGCTATGACACCCATAAAACCAGGCACTAGGGTTGCGCTGGGGAAGGAACTTCCGTGCAGTAGCGGAGACTAACACTCACTATCCTTCACAGGACGTAGATCAATTGCTTGAAAAGATCTGAGTTTAGTATACGTAAAGCTAGAAAGAGCAGGCAATGGTGAACTATTACAACCTGCATATTGTACACGTTATTTCAATTAGGTGTGTATAGTAGCGTCATAATAAGAAAAGCGTAAAAGGGTACAGCGTGACCGCCCTAACTTTAAGTAGTTGCTGTAATTGAATGTGGCATTGGACTTCGGGTCAAGTGTTTTTATCTTAGCCGGTAAAACGGCTAAGTGTGACTGAAGCATCAGGTCAAGTATTCATTATGTAGTCTAAGTGATAAGAAACAACACTAGTATCATACAAAATCGTGTTAAATCTAAAAAAAGTAGTTTATAGTAAACTGAATGAGTTGAGCGAAGCGATACGAAATTCAAGAGCGAAGTATTCGCTCTCCCAAGATACTTTATAAATGAATACTAACGACGAGCAATACCCTTTTTGCCGTACATGACTTCTGTATGCTCTTTAATTACTTCGCTTAGTACTGTTCTTTCTTCGTGAGTCATGTTCCAAATTTCTTGTGGACTTATGCCTCCCCACACACTTAACATGGATACTTCCTTGATTACGGCTCTTGATTCGTTTTCAATACTCTCGATGAAACGTCGGATCTTATTTCTATCGAGACCTAGACTCAAGAGCCGACGCTGAAAAAACTTGTGGGATCAAATAGCATGTCAGTTGTAAATTTGTTCTTACAATGATCACATGTTACTTCTAATGTGCGTGTAATACCATACTTGCCAAATGATTTGATTTCTTCGTCAAGACGTTCATTAGATGCGCGATCTAAATTCTTAACCCAATCATGAATGTGTTCGTAGTTTGTTACTTCGACTCCGTCTGGCAATTTCACTACTGTAATACTTGCCGCAAGAATGTCAGTACTCAAATCTACTAACTGTTTGTATCCACGGTTAGCAACATCTGCTTTTTGTTCAATGGTAGAATTTTCATTTGCTTCAACACCTTGTAACTGGCGCATTGTGTTAAATTGCACACGAAGTAGTCTGCTTTGTGCTTCTAATGTATAAGGCTTTAGCTGTACAACAACGCCATTTGCCAATGTTACTGTACCTAAATTTTCAGGAATAGAGCGTGATGTTGACAATACACTACCTAAACCAACTGTAACTCTTTGTGCTTTACCACCGCTTTCTTCGCAGCCATGAGTAACATCTAGTTCCATATCATCGCCATAGCTGGTCATACGCATAGCAACCAAGATAGCATCAATGTCAGGAGCAGGCATTTCTGATACATTAGCAATATCAGGACATACAGAAGCAATAACTTGTTTTAGTGCTTCACCGTTTAACAATGCGTCAGGATTCTTTAGTGCCAGTTCATCTTTGGCAGTCATTGGGTACACAGCCAATTCGCCTGTGTCACTTAGCTTGGGTGGTGTATCATAAAAACGTCCGCCACTTGGAAGTTCAATATAAGTGCCAGGCTTACGATAGTATTGGGCCAATGGGTTGGCAACAGGCTGCTTAATTGGCTGTTTTAGTGGGTTTGAGTTATCCATGTAGTTAATCCTTAACGGTAAATAGGTGTATAGAACCTAATGTCATAAATGTATTTATGTACAGTTTTAACGGTTAAAGGACCAAAATCTCCAAATGGATGATAAAGAACTAATAAAGGCAATAGACAGATTAATAGACAAGCTAGACAGCGTGTCAAGTTCTGTTGGCCGTGGCAGTAGCCAATCAGCATCATCGTCTGGTACTCCTAAAAATGGTCCAGTACCACGTGCCAAGGCAGTTGATGCAACTGAAAAAGCAAATCGCGAAGAAATAAAAAAAGCAACCAAAACGATTCAGGCGTTAAACAAAGAAACAGAAAAAGAAATTAAATCTACCAAAGATGCTGTTGATGCCCAACAAGACTTAACCAAAGAACAATTAAAAGCCAAACGTATTCAAGAACAAACAACTGATGCGTTCAAGGACTTGGGCGCATCAATGATCAGTGCTGATGCAAATATTACTACCATGTTTAGAAGTTTCAGTGGTAGCTTATTGGGTACAGGCACTACATTTGGTAGAATAGTTGGCGGCATTGCAATGGGGGCTGGTTTCGCAATCGGTCAGCTTCAAGAATTTGCCAAACAAGCTAGCGAGATGGGGGCATTTGCTGACCTTGACAAGTTTAGTGTTGGCTCAGTTACGCAGATGAAACTAATGAGTGGCCTTGGTGGCGCATTCATGAAAGTAATTGAAAACAGCAACGGCACTTTTAGAGCATTTGGTGCCACAAGTCAAGAAGCCGCAGAAAATTTAAGTAACCTAAGTCGCGGATTGAAGTATGGTAGCGGATATCTTAATAACACCCTACGTAATGCCTTAGGCAAAGATCTTGTTAAGAGTGTTGACCGTGCCGCACGTGCCGCTCGTTCAATGGGTATGACTGATGAAGAACAAGCAAAGCTAACAGGTGATCTTGCTATTACTGCGGCTATGGGCGCTAAAAACGAACAAGATGCAAAGCAACGTTTAGTTCAACAGTATAGCAAGGCTGTAGATTCTACAAAAGTGCTAATTGATGCGTTTGGTATTACCAAGACTGCGGCACTTGCAGCCGCAGAAGCATTTAGAAAAACTGATGCTGGTACATTTGCGGCACGCGGAGGCATGACTGCTGAAACAGCGGCACTAGCCAAGTTAATGCAAGACATGGGCGTTGCAACTGACCCAGAAAAGGCCGCACGTGCCGCACTAGGTGTAATGCGTGGCGAAGAAGGACAGGCACGAGCTGTAATTGGCGCTGGTCCACAGCAACAGGCTATGGACTTGCTAATGGCATCTATTAATAGAGCCGGCGGCCCTAAAGACATGGATGCTATTGCAAGAGAGATGAAGAATTTGGCCCCACAGATGGAACAAATTATTCAAGATGCATCTAACCAAGCAGTTAATAATCCTAACTATTCAGCAACTGGCGCCGCACTAGCAAGATTCAAAGCAGGTATGGATACTGCTAAAAAACCCGGCGAGGAGCCCAAGCCAAGAACGTCCGAGACTGACAACATCATGGCTATGAATAGCCTAACGGCAGCTCTTGAAAGTTTGCGTAATGTTATTCTTGGTGTTACTACTGGCATTGCAACATTAGTAGGTAGCCTAGGTGCTATAGCTGTTGCAGGTGGCATTGGTGGATTATTAAAAGGTGGCCTAGGCAGCAAGATGGGCGACATGTTTGGTGGCATGTTTGGCAAGAAGATAGGCACTGCTGGCCCAGCCGCTGGATCATTAGCAGGTTGGAAAAATGGTCCAACTGCCGCGGCATCGGGTGCTGGCAGTGGAATCATGGACAAGCTAAGTGGTGCCGCAGGTAAAGGTATGGAAGGCTTTGGCGAAATGCTAGGCAAGCTAGGCGAAAGTAAAACTATCAAAGGCGCTGGCACACTGGCATTGTTAGGCGGTGCATTGGCACTAACCGCAGTAGGACTAAAAACATTCAACGAAGTAAACTGGAGTAGCTTTGTTAAAGGCACATTAGCACTTGGCGGCTTAATCGGAATGGCCAAGTTAGTAGGCGAAGCAACTACTGGTATTGTCAAAGGCGCCGCTGCCATTGCTATATTAGGTGGCGCATTATTAGTTTCAGCAGTTGGTTTTAAAACATTCAACGATGTCAACTGGGGTAGTTTAGTCAAAGGCACTCTTGCTATTGGTGGTCTAATTGCTATGGCCAAAGTAGTAGGCGAAGCAACTACTGGCATCATCAAAGGAGCCGCCGCTATTGCTATTCTAGGCGCTTCTATGTGGGTAGCAGGTAAAGGCTTCCAGGCATTTAACGACGTCAACTGGGGTAGTTTAATCAAAGGCGCAGGTGCCATGGCTGTTCTAGGTGCCGGAGCACAAGTACTAGGTAAAATGTCCGGAAGCATCTTAATGGGCGCACTTGCTATTACTGCATTGGGTGCCGCAATGTGGGTAGCAGGTAAAGGTTTCCAAACATTCAATGATTTAGATTGGGGCGGTATTGCTAAAGGAGCAGTTGCGCTGGGTGTATTTGCAGTTGCCGCAGGAGTCATGGGCGGATTCTTGCCTGTTATTGCCGCAGGTGCATTAGCTATTGGTTTGTTAGGAGTATCACTTGGTGTATTTGGTGCTGGTGCTTGGGTTGCCGCACAAGCTGCCAATGTATTCGCTGAAGCAATAGAAAAAGTTGGTAATATTGATGGCGCAAACTTAATTGCAGTAGGCGCAGGTCTTGCGGCAATTGGCGCAGGCGCAGTAGTATTTGCAGCCGGTATGGTAGCCGCAACAGCAACCAGCTTGGTAACAGGCTTAATGAGCCTGTTTGGCGCAAAGAGTCCAATCGATCGTATTTTGGCATTGGTACCAGTTGCTGACAAGATCAGCATGATTGGCGAAGGAATGTTTAAGTTTGGAACAGGCATTGGCTTGATCAATGAAAACTTAAAAGCATTGGATCTAGATGCGTTAGACAAGTTTAAAAATGCACTAATCGAAATCAGTAATATCGAAATGCCAAGTTTAGACGGATTGTCTATCCCGCAAATATCAACAGATGGAATTGCAGTTGCCCCTCAGCAAAACAATAATCTTTCAAATGCATTAAGCGGCAATGCCGCAGTTACACCAGAGGTAATTGGACAACTAATGTCATACCTATCAAGTATTGAAAACGATCTACAAGCAATCCGCGGCAATACAAAACGAACTGGATTTGAAAGTCCGGTTAGACTATCATAAAACATTAAGGTAAGTAATAAACTATGAGCGGTTGGAGAAAACACTTTAAAATTTGGGACGCAGAAGCTGAAAAGACTTCTGCTGGCCAACGAGGCGGAGCATCAGCTACGTCTGCTAAGTTTGCATCTTGGTTACAAGAAGTATACACTGGACAGCCAAACCGTACAGATCGTTATGTTCAGTACGACCAAATGGACATTGACAGCGAAGTAAACGCCGCATTAGATACTATTGCTGAGTTTTGTACACAAGCTGACGCAGACTCAAACTTACCATTCCGTGTAATGTGGAAAGACGATCCAACTGAAAGCGAAAGCAAAGTTGTTAATGAAGCACTTAAAAAATGGTGCGCTATCAACAAGATGGATCAACGTGTATTCCGCATGTTCCGTAGTGCAATCAAGTATGGCGATCACTTTTTCTTGCGTGATCCAGAAACATTTGAACTATATTGGGTAAACCCAGTAGATGTCAAACGTGCAGTTATTAACGAAGCCGAAGGCCGTGCAGTTGAGCAATATGTTATTGCCAACGTGCATCCTAATATGGCTGCTAAAATTGCAACACAGCCGATTGACAACGTACAAACATTACCAGGTGCCGCAGTAACAAATGCAGCCGGTCCAGTTTCTCAATCAAGTAACTATGCCAAGCCCGGCCAACAAGGTGGCGAAGTTGCAATTGATGCCAACGATATTATTCACATTAGTCTAAACGAAGGTTTAGATTCAAGCTGGCCATTTGGCCCAAGTATTCTAGACAGCGTATTCAAAGTGTACAAGCAAAAAGAAATGCTTGAAGATGCTGTTATTATCTATCGTGTACAACGTGCGCCAGAACGCCGTGTGTTTTACATTGACACAGGCAACTTACCTGCTCACCAGGCTATGGCATTCGTTGAGCGTGTTAAAAACGAAATTCACCAGCGCCGTATCCCAACTCGTGCAGGTGGCTCAAATGCAGTTGATGCAAGCTACAACCCATTGAGCATTATGGAAGACTTCTTCTTTGCTCAAACAGCAGACGGTCGTGGCTCTAAAGTTGAAACACTACCTGGCGGTACTGGCTTAGGTGAAATTGATGATTTGAAGTATTTTACAAACAAAATGCTTCGTGGCCTACGTATTCCAAGTAGCTATTTGCCAACTGGTCCTGATGACAGCGCGGCTGTTTTCAATGACGGACGCATGGGTACTGCACTGATTCAAGAGTTCCGTTTTAATCGTTATTGCCGCAGACTACAAGGCTTAATTGCTCCTATGCTTGATAAAGAGTTTAAAGTCTTTATGAAGCAACGTGGTATTAACATTGACAGTTCTGAATTTGACATTGACTTCTTAGAGCCACAGAACTTCTCTGACTATCGTGAAATTGAAGTTAATAATGCACGTTCAGCAGTGTTTACACAGCTTTCTGAGATTCCTTATCTAAGCCACAGATTCAAGTTGAAGAAGTTCTTAGGATTGACAGAAGATGAAATCTTAGAAAACGAACGTATGTGGACTGAAGAAAATGAAGGCCAAGACGCAATGGCTTCAAGTGGCGACGAAGGCGCTAGCTTTGGCGCAACTGGACTCAAAGGTCCTGGCGAAGCTGATTTAGATCTTGGTATGGGCATGGAAGATCTTGAAGCAGAAGGTGGCGGAACTGCTGAGCCAGGTGCAGAAGGCGGAGCAGAAGGCGCTGTACCACCACCAACGCCACCGGCCGCGTAAATTTCACTTTTTACTAAGTAAGAGTATGAGATTTAACGACCTATTAGAAATCGAAGATGAGATCGAATCAGAAGTCGATCCAGATGTAGCTTTTTATGGTGATATGCGCCGCAAGCGTTTAACGCTTGAGCACGTAAATCGCTTGAGAAAGCTACGTGATCTACGAAAATACGAAGAAGCTCAACGACTAGACCTAGTCAAAAAAATGTACGCTAGAC